AGTTCGTTTAACAAACTCTGGTGGAGGAACTGATGAGGTTGCATTTGTAGCTGGAACTGGAATCTCAATCACCAGGACAAATGCAGACGTGATCACTATCACCAATACTGGATCTGGTGTTGGTGGATCTGGAGATGGCAACACAACATATACAATTTCATCCGCAGATGGATCTAATTCTGCAGAAAAAGTTATCAGATTAACTGCTGCTAATCCATCATCAACTGATGATGTGACTTTAGTTGCTGGAACTGGTATTGCACTATCCCAGGCAAATGACAAAATTACTATTCAACAGTCCAATAGTAGATCTGGATTGTCTGCAACAACTGCAACTTTGAATAATGACGCAACGGGTGAACTAAATATTACAGGTTATAAAACTTATGCTCTTCTAAAAGTTCAAACATCAGCTGCTGCTTGGGTCAGAATCTATTCAGATAATGCTTCAAGGTCTGCTGATTCCACTAGAAGCGAAGGTCAAGATCCAGCTCCTGGTTCTGGTCTGTTAGCTGAAATCAGAACTGCAGGAGCAGAAACACAAGTTATCACCCCAGGTCTCATTGGTTGGAATAACGATAGTCCATTAACTGACAACATTTATATGTACGTCACCAACAGATCTGGATCATCTGCAGCAATCACCGTATCACTCACCGCATTAAGATTAGAGGTATAAAACAATGGCTGTTTTAAAATCAGTAGTAAACGTCAATAACGGAAACACTGGTTGGACAAGAGGCGATGTAATGACAGCCCTTGAGACCGTCTTTTCTAATCTAGGGTGGCATGGTGGTACGAATACCACTGGAGTTATTCAAACAATCATTCCTCCATACACAGGTAGCGTCAGTACATACGCTTGGAGAAGCACAAGTTCAACTGCTATATCATACGCAGCACAAGACAATAAAACTTGGACTGTAGTAAATAATGGAACAACTGCATATACATTCACTCAAACTTCAGGTTCTGGAAGTCAAAGTGGAAGTAATTATTCAATCACTTGCAAGCAAGGTGATGTTCTGACATTCAATGTTAATGCTACAGGATTTTATATTGTATTCAGCAATACTGGTGGGTACAATGCAAATTATGTATTAACTGCAAATAACCTCAATAACTATGCTCCCACATATCAAGAGGAAGCAGCAGCAATTACTTTAGGTTCCGAATATTTTGCAAACTATCCAACTGGACAGGGAACCACTCAAGTTATATGGAACACAAATGCTTGTCTTCCAGGAACTTATTACTATGTAAACCAAACAAATGGTTCTACAATGACTGGAACTATTACCATTGAACCAAATGGCAATAGCAGTTCATATCTATATGATAAGGCAGGTGGAACTTGCAATGGTTGGTATTGCAATTACACTCATGCTTCATTTTGGGATTATACAGTTCCTGCATCAGGTGGAAGATCTGCAGCTACATTTAGAGTGTACAGATCAAACACTGGGCATGTAAGTGGTATTGATATTCTAAATCCAACATCAACATTTGGTTGGTCAGATAATGAAGTATTCACCATTCCAGGAACAGCAACTGGTGGATCAAGTCCAACTCATGATATTGTATTTGGTACTTTAGCTACAACTGGAAACACTACAACCCCATCAATTAGAACTACAACGATGGGAGCTGGAACCTCGTTCTATCAAAAAAACTTGGCAAATGGTTGGGGTATTTTAAAGCTAGTAAATGATGACACTAAAACTTACGGAACAACTTATTATGGATTTACCTTATGCAGCGATTTCCCCAATCATCTTTACATAACTTCTGGTCCTTCTTGGGGATTTGCAAACCGCAGAGATAATTCATATATCACTAATAGAGGTCCATCAAATAGCAACGGTAGATCATTTAACTCAACAGGTGCTTTTCTTGGAGCGGGTGCAGTTGACTATTCAACAGAACAAGCAAATTTGTATGCATTAGGAAGTGATCCTGGAAGTTTTACAACTGTTCAAATTTGTTCAACATCAACTCCAACAGCATATCCTTTAGCAATTAGAGTTTTTAGAGCCCAGGCACCACAAGACACAAACTTTGCCATTATTCAATTCACTCAAACTATTAACAATGTAGTGAATACTTATGGAACATTTTTCATTCATAAGGGCACTGGATATGGAAACAATGTTTGGGATTTGAATTTTGTATATCAAGGTGGACTTACCACAATCTCTGCATCTGGATCTTCTACTTCAGAAGATATTACGTTTTTCACTACTGGACAAACTGGAAGACATTACGCAAATAATACTGCAACAGAACAAGAAAATAATTCAAGCAATACAAAAACTAGAGAAGCATTTTATGGGTATGAAAGAGGTGTAAGTAATAATTACAATAGATCTTCTTATACTGTATTTGGTAATAACATATACACCGATAATTTTGGTGAAGTAAATACATATTTTAGATCAGCTGTAGATGACAACAAAGATGGATGGGCTGCCAGACCTGGAGTATATAACTTAAGTACTTCTGCCAATTATTACAAACCAATTAAAGGATTACCAATATCCGCTTATTATGCACCAGTTCCATATTACTTACCTGATGATTATGTTATGATTAATTTTGCTGTAACTCCAGCTGCAAGCATTTTTACTTCTGGCGATAAGATTATTGTTACTGCTGGAGTTGAAGAGTATGAAGTTTTGGTTGCCAACTATACCCAAAATACTACTGGTCTCAGTGGCAGTACTGTTTGTAAAGGAATTGCATTCTGCGCTAGGATAGTATAATGGCAGACTATACACCAACAGATATAACAGCAGCAGCTACTGCTAACTTTAAAACGGGAGTGAGAACTTCTGCTTCTAATATAGCACCAACTTTTACATCTGCAGTTAGGGCTGCGTCCATAACTGAAAATAACAATACTTTTAGTTTTGACAATCTGGTTACAAGTAAACCAGGATTCTTAACTGGAAGAAGACCAAGATTTGGATTGCTATTCCCAAGAGGTAACTACCAAAGATAATTAATTTTTTATGTCTGAAAATGTATACTTGGGGAATCCAAACCTCAAGAAAGCGAACACTCCAATTGAGTTTACTGCTGAGCAAATTGAAGAGTATATAAAGTGTAGGGAAGATCCTGTATACTTTGCGCTCAACTATGTCAAGATCGTCTCTGTTGATGAAGGTCTCGTACCATTCAAAATGTACGAGTTTCAGAAAGATCTGATTCGGAAGTTTCATGACAATAGATTCAATATTGCAAAGTTGCCAAGACAGACAGGTAAATCAACAACTGTGGTTTCCTATCTATTACATTATGCAATATTCAATCCAAATGTAAACATTGGTATCCTTGCAAACAAACTATCTACATCAAGAGAACTCTTAGGTAGACTACAACTAGCATATGAGAATCTTCCTAAATGGATGTCTCAGGGAATTATATCATGGAACAAAGGATCCATGGAACTTGAGAATGGATCTAAGATAACTGCAGCATCAACATCTAGCTCTGCTGTCCGAGGGATGTCTTTTAACATCATCTTCCTGGACGAATTTGCATTCGTTCCAACTCACATTGCAGATCAATTCTTTGCATCTGTATATCCTACCATTTCTTCTGGTAAGAAAACAAAGGTGATCATCATTTCAACTCCAAATGGAATGAACCACTTCTATAAGTTATGGCACGATGCTCAGTTAAAACGAAACAATTACGTTTGGACTGAAGTACATTGGTCTGAAGTACCTGGAAGAGATGCTAAGTGGAAAGAAGAAACCATTGGTAATACTTCTCTAAGGCAATTTACTCAAGAATTTGAATGCGAATTCCTTGGATCTGTTGATACTTTAATCTCGGCAGCTAAGTTGAGAGTGCTTCCATTTGTGGATCCAATCAATAAGAATGCTGGGTTTGATATGTATGAGCGTCCATTGGATGATCATGATTACATCATAACATGTGACGTTTCCCGAGGACTTTCACAGGATTACTCTGCATTTGTAGTTTACGATATCACAAATTTCCCGTATAAAATTGTAGGTAAATACAGGAGTAAAGATATCAAACCAATGCTACTACCTAGCATTGTATCTCAAGTTGCTACCAGCTACAATAAGGCATACGTTTTAATTGAGATCAATGACATTGGAGACCAAGTAGCAAACATACTCCACTTTGATTTGGAGTATGACAACGTTCTTATGTGCGCCATGAGAGGTAGAGCTGGACAACAAGTTGGAACTGGATTCTCTGGAAAGAAAACTCAAATGGGAGTTAAGATGTCCAAGACTGTTAAAGCACAGGGATGCTCAAACCTCAAAACTTTAATTGAAGACGATAAGTTAATTGTCAATGATTATGAGATTGTATCGGAACTAACTACATTTGTCCAGAAGAAACAATCATTTGAAGCTGAAGATGGATGTAATGATGACCTAGCAATGTGTTTAGTAATCTTTTCTTGGTTGGTCGCTCAAGAATATTTTAAAGAGATGACCGATCAAGACGTTCGCAAAAGAATTTATGATGAACAAAAGAATCAGATTGAACAAGACATGGCACCATTTGGTTTTATCTTAGATGGATTAGATGATGAGAAGGTTATTGATAAAGATGGAACCGTCTGGACAATGGATATGAATGATTCCACAGCAGGTTGGAAGTTGGATGAATATGGAGATCGTTCTTTTATGTGGGAATATCGCTGAGAAGGTCCATTTTTATAAATAATTCTAGTTAAAAATGAATTCTTTATTCAGGAGTTTAAACGCATGGCAAGCACGTTACTCTCGCCAGGGGTTGCAGTAATAGAAAAAGACCTAACTCAAGGTTCCATTGAAACGGTAGAAATTAATACTGGCGCTATTGCTGGTGTGTTTGAGAGAGGTCCAATTGGTGTTCCAACTAGAATCTCAACCGAGGCAGAATTATTAGAAGTCTTTGGCAGACCAAACAACAGCAACTACGAATACTGGTGGACTGCATCTAGCTTCCTTCAGTACGGTGGTGTTCTGGAAGTCGTTAGAGCACTCACTGGAGTTACAAACGCTAACGCCAGCTCAACAGCATCACTTCTGATTGATAAT